GTCCAACAGCAGGGGCTGCAAGCGATCCAGCTTTCGCAGGTAGGCCTCTATCAGAAGTTGAGTCTCCACCGTGACACCAAATTTCCGTTCCATAAGAAATCGGGTGTTCATGGGTGGCTCGATGGGCTTAACCTCACCAGCTTCCAATATTGCCTTCAAACGCTCTCGCTCCCACATGTTCAAGTCCTTGTTTCCCCAGCGCTTCCACAGTCGCTGGTACGAAACTTTAGCCGTCACCCGGAGTCCATACTGAGCTAACTCAGATATGATTGGACACCCCGGGTAAATATGAGCCAAGGACAGGGCCTTGCACCTCAACAAAGCGTCGAGTACGGGCCGGGAAGAATTTCTATACTGCGCGCTGGCCCAGCCGAATTGGGCCAGAACCTTATAAGGCTCAGAAATGTTGAGAAGGTCCTCTGGGTCAAATACCAAACCGCAGAAGCTCGCTTCACATACATCCTGGACAGGTTCCAGCTTAATAATCATGCCTAGCCGCGCAAAGTCTTCAGTTGTGGGGACGGGTCCGTCCGTGCCAATGAGCCCGTCATCGCCCTCCACAACACACTCCACCTTAGTAGCGCCAGCCTTCTTGCACAGAAAGAGGTGTAGCATCTTATTGGTAAATCCATTTCCCAATGAAGTGCACATTTCGCCGGACATGCGAACAGCCTCGATCCACACAGTGAAGTCTCTAAAGTTACACGTGTTTCTTCCCGCCAGGACCTCCCTACAGCGCCTCATGAATTCGCGCCCCTCGGGTAGGTTTCTTGTCATATATTCATAGAGGACAAACTCACAGCTCATCATGAATTTCTTCACGAAAAGGGCTTCAAAAGCTGTGAAGTCGCTAGCGTAGACGGACTTGAACCCGGAAAGAAGGTTCTTTATGTACGCAGGTCGGTCAGCGACAGGGATATGCTTAATGAATTGGTGGTCCTGGTAGACTACAGTCTCTATGGCCTTGAAGATGGGCCCCACCAAACACTTGAACTCGTCAGTTCTTGAGTTAATACCGCGGACATGTTTCTTCTCCGCGTAACCCTCGTCTTTCATGAAGCTCTTGCATATGAAATAGAGCTTGTCCCAAGGGTCCGTCATGGCTTCGTACTTTTTCATCAGTTCGACTTTCCTCCACAACGGGTAACTCGTGCCAGCCAGCCAGGTCTCGACACTCACGTCAGTGTCGGCCGGTAATGGCACGTATAATGTCTCCACTGTCTCGCGCACAAAGGTCTCAAACTCTAGCAAGAAACCTGGGTCGATTTCCGGAGTCTCAACAGCAAAGCGCTTGCAGGTGCCCGCCACCATTGTCCATGGGTCCTGAGGATCACCATGTGGCAAAGCGGCACCCTCCACGTGGCAACCTAGCGAGGCGTTTACTGCCGGGCGCCGCAAGAGGTCAACCTCGCGGGGCACAGATATTTCAACGCCTGGCTTGATCGCAGGCACGGGAAGGTCCGCCTCGTCCCACCGGTATCCAAAAGCTCGGACCGG